GACGATGCGCCGCAGCAAAGTCAAAGACAGATTGGCAGTTTCGGTTATGAAAACAACGGATGAAGAAAAGGAAATAAGTCTCTTTGCAAATCTCTGCGAGGTATCACCAACGGTAATCAAAGAACTGGATGAAACCGACTACACCAAAGTCCAAAAGGTGTATATGGGTTTTTTCGGACCTGCGGCGACCTTAGACGAGAAGTAATCGTGCTATCGAAAATAACGCATTGGCCATTATCCGAAATACTGGAAATGGCCGAAGATGATTTTTATGAATGGCACCGGACAGCGGTTGCCATTCAGAAAGAAATAAATGGGGAATAACATGGGTGTCCAAACAGCAGTATCGGTAATCATCGGCGCAGAATTGGGTGGCACATTTAAAGGTGCATTTACATCCAGTAAAAAGCAGTTGGAAACCCTGGGGCAAAGTATAAAGCAGTTGAACACTGCCTCCGACAATGTGAATGCATTCAAGGAACTTCGCCAAAGCACGATATCGGCCAAGCAGGAATGGACAGCTGCCGAGGCTGAGGTCAAAAGATTGGCTAAGGAAATCAAGAACACCGAAAAGCCAAGCAAGGAACTAAATAACAGTTTTCGCAATGCGAAAAAAGAGGCAGCCATTGCCAAATCTGCATACGAGCAGAACAAGACTGCCTTAAAAGAAATGTCCACGTCTTTGAAAGCGGCAGGCGTGGACACCAAAAATTTGACCAGTGAGCAAAACCGATTGGGTAAAGCACTGGATATCCTGCGCCAAAGACAAACAGCATTGACGGCGGTAGAGAACAAACGACAGGCCAATCTGTCTAAACGTTCAATGTACCGTTCGCAAATGATGGATGTTGTGGCACTGGGTACATCGTTATATGGATTGGTAAGACCTGCAGTCGCATTTGAAAGTGCGATGGCGGATGTTAAAAAAGTCGTGAACTTTGAAACACCGCAGCAGGTACGTGAAATGGAAAACGACATCAAAAACCTGTCTAAACGCATACCGCTTGCGTTGGACGGTTTGGCACAAATCGTTGCGGCTGGGGGCCAGTTAGGTGTTCCTCGTGAAAAGCTGACAGAGTTTGCCGAAACAGCCGCAAAGATGTCGGTTGCATTTAGCATTACTGCTGACGAGGCCGGTCAATCAATGGCCAAGATGTCAAACGTCTTGCAAATGCCGATTGACCAGATGAGCAAGGTTGGCGATGTTATCAACCACATATCGAATAACATTGCGGCAACCGCACCGGAAATCGTAGAGGTTAATCTGCGTGCAGGTGCGATGGCAAAATCATTCGGACTGGCATATAATGAAATATCCGCATTAGCAGGAACCTTTGTGTCGCTTGGTAAAACACCTGAAATCGCATCAACGGCTATCAACATGATGGCATCACGATTGAAACTGATACCGGTATCGTCCGGTGCAGCACGTGAGGCATTTGACCAACTGAATATATCCATGGCGGAATATACAGAAATGGTTGAATCCGGACGAGGCAAAGATGCATTGATGACGGTGCTTGAGGCACTGAAAAATGTGACCGGAATCAAACGTTCTCAGATCATGAAAGAGATGTTTGGGGAACAAGCAACCAGACATTTGAATTCATTGGTCGAGGGTTTGGATTCATTAAAATCCAATCTTAATCTGGTGGCAAACGAGGCGGACTATGCAAACAGTATGCATAAGGAATTTACAACTAGATCTGCCACCACAGAAAACAACCTGCAATTGTTGAAAAACCAGATATCAGTGCTGACCACAAATATCGGATCAACATTGCTGCCAACGATAAACAGTGTGGTTGGAATCTTTGGCAAAGCAGCATCAAGCCTGGCGGACTTTGCAGAAAAGCACCCGACACTGATCAAATACATCGGGCTGGCAGTAACCGGTATGATGTCATTTAAGCTGGCGACATTTGCGCTGGGGTATGGATTCACGTTCATCAAAGGCGGAATACTTTCAGTGGTCAGTGTATTCACCAGAATGCGAACAGCATTCTCGCTGTTAAAACTGGGCTTTGGCGGATTGATACCAATCATCAGATCCGTAGGCGCAGCAATCGTCAGCAACCCGATAGGTTTAATCATAACCGGAATAGCTGTCGGGGCGGCACTGATAATCAAGTATTGGAAACCGATATCGGCATTTTTCAAGCGATTGTTTGAGCCGGTAGTAGAGGTATTCAAGAACGTATGGAACTGGGTAACGAACCTATGGGAAAAAGCCAAAGACATATTCAGTGGCATCAAAGAATGGATCAAAGATAGCTGGGTCGGTAAAGCGTGGAACTGGGCATTCGGCAGCAACGAAGAACAACCCAAACCACCGGAAATCGGACAGACGATCATAGAAGATACGAATGTATCCAATGTGAAAGAAATCCCACCGACAGCGGTTAGCAATTCATCAACCCAGACCAACGTATCTGTAAACGCACCGATAACGATAAATGCGTCAGCCGGTGCGACAGCGGAACAGATCGCACAGCAGGTATCAATGGAACTGAATGCAAGAGAGCAAGCAGCACAACGAAGACAACGAGGCGTGAACTATGACTAACATAAACTCCGGCACAATGATGATGCTTGGGCAATACCGGTTCAGCATCGACAGTGCTGCGTATCAATCATTCACAAGATCCACAGAATACCGATGGGAAGAACAGAAACGACTGGGTAAAGATCCGGCAATGCAGTATGTCGGCCCAGGCACAGACACCATAACCCTTGAGGGAACGATATATCCGCACTTCAAGGGTGGTGTGTCCCAGGTGGACAGTATGCGATCACAAGCCAGCACAGGCGAACCGTTAATGCTGATAAGCGGAAACGGAAAAGCATTTGGCAGATGGTGCATAACATCGATAAGCGACACACAAACGACATTCATGAAAAACGGCGCACCAAGGAAAGTGACGTTCAGTTTGACCCTTAAAAAGTATGGGGAAGATAAACGATGACATACATAACCAAAGATGGCGAAACATTGGATTATATCTGCTGGAAATACTACGGCAGAACCAACGTTGTTGAACAAGTGCTGCAGGCGAACAGGCATCTGGCAAAACTGGATGCGGTACTGCCTGGTGGGGTAAAGATAAACCTGCCAACCATCGAAGAACCGGAAGACACCAAGAAAATAAAATTGTGGCAATAAGATGCAACCAAACTTCAGAATCATAGCCAACAAATCCGACATAACCAGGACAGTAAATGGCAGATTACTATCACTGGAAATCACCGATGAAATAGGAATTGTGTCAGATAGTTTGACGATGCAACTGGACGACAGGGATGGTGCGCTGGCGGTACCACCCAGGGGTGCAGAACTGGTGGTTTATATGGGATATGACAACGTATCCGAGATGGGCCGATTTATTGTCGATGAAATAGAGCTAAAATCGCCCCCACAGACGATGATAATTACTGCCAGGGCCAGTAACTCCATGTTGGACGATATCGCTGCGTTCAAGGCTCCACAGACGTATTCTTGGGATAAGAAAGAACTAGGCGAGATAATAGAAACAATTGCTGGCAAATACGGACTATCTGCAGCAGTAGCGGACAGCTACAAAGAACTGATGGTGACGCACTTGGATCAGACCGAAGAAAGCGACTGTGCATTCATACAACGGCTGGCGACAGATTACAACGCAAGTGTGAAAATAGCCGGTGGCAAGCTGCTATTCATATCGCCATTGTCCGGACAGTTTCCAGATGGACGGTCAATGCCAACGACAACGATAAATAGGAATATAATCAGTTATCATTACAAGATCACAGAAAGGGGAAAGTATGGTCAAGTCATTGCGAAATACTATGACTTTGACAATGCCGAAGAGAAACAGGTGTCAGTCGGGGATGGTTCCCCGACTTTTACTTTGCGTGATATTTACACGAACCAAGACCTAGCATCGTACAGGGCCAAACAAAAGCTGACGGAAATCATGGCCGGCACAGAAAGTTTGACACTGGAACTGGTGGGAAATCCGGTACTGACTGCTGAAAGCATTGTAAATGTGCTTGGCATCAGATCGGATGCAGGCGGTCAATGGATTGTGACATCTGCAAAGCACACATTAGGTGCATCTGGATACAAAACAACAATCGAATGCGTACGGAGGGCGTTATGAGCAAAGAAACAAAAGATGGGTTCAAGGTAAAACTTGATAGTTCGCTTTTGTACTGTCTAGCCGCCGCACTGATAGGTTTCATAGTCAGGGTGGAATCGCACAGTGCGGCAATAGACACCCGTTTATTACAACTGGAAAGGCGAACCGACACACTGGAAGTCGATTTGAAATCCATCAAGGACAGCCTGTATGAAATCAAAGGCGACATGAAGATACTACTAAAGGGGGTAAAGAATGATTAAGCGAATACTGAAATACCTGTATGACCTATTCAGCGA